CTCCAATGCAGTCCAAAGTTCACCAAGACAGTCCGTTTACCGCCCGACCTAACCCAGATCAAGCCGGATAATGGCCGCTCGTAAACAACCGCTACGAGGGGCAACAGAACCGAGGCTTCACAGTCCTTATCTCAAGGGCAAGTCCAAGGTCGATGATGTAATCGAACTAGCCAAGATGATTGAGATACCTTTGCTGCCTTGGCAAGAGTTCGTGTTGCGAGACATGCTCAGAATAGACAAGAAGGGCAACTGGGTTCGCAAAACAAACCTAGTCCTAGTCGCTCGGCAGAACGGTAAGACTCATCTTACGAGAATGCTCATCTTGGCTCACCTTCTAAAATGGGAGTCTAAGAATGTGATCATCGCTTCTTCTAACCGCTCAATGGCACTCGATACCTTTCGGCAAGTAGCCAATGTCTTTGAGAACAACGAAAACCTCATGGCAATGGTTAAACAGATTAGATACGCCAACGGAACTGAGTCGATCGAGATGAAAGACGGTCGCAGACTCGATGTAGTAGCAGCTACAAGAGATGGCGCTCGCGGTCGATCCGCAGATGCTCTGTTTCTTGATGAAATCCGCGAATGGTCAGAGGATGGCTATCGTGCAGCAATGCCGGTAACTCGCGCTAGAGCCAATGCTCACACATTCTTAACTTCTAACGCTGGCGATGCCTTTAGCGTTGTACTTAATCAACTTAGAGAACGCGCACTAGATAATCCGCCTAAATCTTTTGGCTTCTACGAATACTCAGCGCCGCAATACTGCAAGATCGATGATCCTAAGGCGTGGGCGCTTGCTAACCCTGCTTTAGGCTATCTTGTAACTAAAGAGACGCTAGAGGAGTCAGTAGCAACTTCTCCAATAGAAAATACGCGCACAGAGTTACTCTGCCAATGGATTGACTCCTTAAGTTCACCTTGGCCGCATGGCATTCTTGAGGAGACTAGCGATGCGTCTTTGCAGATACCAGTTGGCGGTTACACAGTCTTTGGCTTTGATGTATCTCCATCTAGACGCAATGCTTCGCTAGTTGCCGGACAATTACTCCCCGATGGACGCATTGGAGTAGGCATCTTGCAGACTTGGGAGAGCGCAGTCTCAGTCGATGATCTAAAGATTGCCGCAGATATTAAAGGCTGGGCTGATCAGTATCGTCCGAGACAAATCTGCTACGACAAGTACGCAACCGCATCGATTGCTGAGCGGTTAAGTAATGCTGGTTGCATAACTCAAGACATCTCTGGTCAGCAGTTCTATCAGGCTTGCGGAGACTTGCTCAACGGACTTGTGGCGCACACAGTTGTTCATAATGGGCAAGCAAACCTAATCCAGCAGATGAATAACTGCGCAGCTAAAGTAAACGACTCGGCTTGGCGTATTGTAAAGCGAAAGTCCGCTGGTGATATATCTGCGCCTATCGCTTTGGCAATGGTTGTATCCATGTTAATGAAACCACAACAGGTAGCGGCTATTTACATCGAATGACCTACATGTAGTGTATAATTGCAACCTATGGGTATCTTTGATCGCAAGTCAAAAGTTATACAGGCGCAAGAAGCGCCACAAATTATGGCCGACAGTTTCTACGGCTACAACAATTATTTTCCTGCGTTAGTATCTCGCCAGCAAGCACTTGGCGTTCCAGCCATTAAACGATGCCGCGATCTAATTGCAGGCACTCTTGCTTCTGTACCTTTAGAGTATTACAAGAAGTCAACCGGCGAAAAGATTGCCTCACCTCGATGGGTTGAGCAACCTTCAAAGCATCAGCCGCTATTTGAGACTTTGTACTTCACCCTGGACTCGTTGCTTATGTATGGCCAAGCCTTCTGGCAGATTACTGAAGTTTACGCCGAGGATGGCCGCATGGCTCGCGCTAACTGGGTTGCTAACACTAAGGTCGGGTTTATTACTGATCCAGCAACAAACTTCGTAACGCAATACAACATCGATGGTAAACCCGTACCGATGGCAGGGCTTGGCTCAATAATTACCTTCCAAAAAGATGAGGGCATTCTAGGAATAGGCGCTAGAACTATTCAATCTGCACTCGATGTGCAACGATCTGCGGCGATCGCTTCTGCAACTCCAATGAGTTCTGGAATAATTAAGAACTCTGGCGCTGACCTGCCACCATCTGAAATAACAGCGTTATTAGCCGCATGGAAGCGCAGCCGCCAAAATAATGCTACTGCTTACCTAACTTCAACTCTTAATTATGAAGCAACTTCATTCTCGCCTAAAGACATGCTTTACAACGAGGCCATTCAGAACCTTGCAACGGAATGCGCCCGACTTTGCTCGGTCGATCCTTATTATGTCTCTGCTTCACAGAACACAACAATGACCTATGCCAACGTTCAAGACGAGAGGAAGCAGATGGTCGCGCTAACTTTGCAGCCTTACGCTTCCGCAATAGAAGCAAGACTCAGCATGGACGATATTTCTACTGCCGGACATTATGTAAAGTTCAACCTTGACGATACATTCTTAAGAACTGAGCCAATGGAAAGACTGCTAGTCCTAGAAAAGATGTTGGCACTTGGTCTAATTACAACTGAACAGGCTATGGAAATGGAAAGTTTATCTCCTAACGGGAATGGCGAATAATGGAAACCTTATACATAGAAGCATCATCCATCGAGTGCAATGAGGATCGCCGAGAGATATCCGGCATGATCGTACCGCTTGGAACTGGCGAGGTTGGCAACACTAACCTTGGCGCTTACACCTTTGAGGCTGGCTCTATTGAGATCGGCGATGTGAGCAAGATTAAGCTGCTATCGCAACACGATATGAAAAAGCCTATTGGCCGAATGACTGCTGCCGAGACACGCAAGGATGGCATCTACGCAACCTTTAAGTTAAGCCGATCAACAAGCGGTAACGATGCTCTCGTAATGGCGCAAGAAGGTTTAGTAACTGGCCTTTCGATCGGCGCGGAGATCATCTCATCAAGCCCATCACGCGATGGCCACACAGTCGTATCTGCGGCTAAATTAAAAGAAGTTTCTCTAGTAACAGAGCCAGCCTTTAAGTCTGCTCAAATACTTGAGATCGCAGCAGAGGAAATTATCCCTGCTGAAGAAACCAAAACAGAAAGCGAGACAGTCGTGGAAGAAACCACTCCAGTCGAAGCAACACCGGTAGAAGCTGCGGCTGTAGAAGCTGCTCGCCCTACTATTACAGCAATGGCTTACTCAAAGCCACGCTTTGATTTCTCTGCTCCAAAGCAGTTAGAAATGACTATCAAGGCATCACTCGGATCAGATGAGGCTCGCGAATATGTTCGCGCTGCTGCTGATACAACAGACAACGCTGGTCTTATCCCAACACGCCAGCTAACAACCGTCATCAATGGACTTGCTAATAACACTCGTTCAGCGATCGATGCCATCTCAACAGGAGTATTGCCTGATGCAGGAATGTCATTTGAGATTCCTAAGATCACAACACTTCCAACAGTTGCAGAAACAGCAGAAGCAGGAACACCATCTAACACAGATCAGGCTTCATCTTATGTAACAGTAACAGTCAAGAAATATGCTGGACAACAGCAATTCTCTGTAGAATTGTTTGATCGTTCATCACCACTTTTCATTACTGAATTGATGAACAACATGGCTGCACAGTACGCAGCCGCAACTGATAAGGCTGTTTACTCAGCACTTGCTTCAGGTGCAACTGCTGATTCAACAACACTAACAACCTATCCAACAGCAGCAGAATTGCTTGGTTTTGTATCACGCGGCGCTGCTTCTGTTTACACAAATACACAAGGCTTTGCCAAAAACATCTTGATGAACACATCACAGTGGGCAAACTTGATGACATTGAATGATTCGGGTCGTCCAATTTACGCGGCGGCACAACCTCAGAACGCTGGCGGCGTTGTAGGCCCAACTTCAATTCGCGGCAATGTCATGGGGCTTGATCTCTATGTATCTGCCAATGTAGCAACCGCAGAAAACACAGACAAAGATGATTCAATTCTTATCATCAACCCAACTTCATACACATGGTACGAGTCACCAACTTACCAACTTCGTGCTGATGTAATTGCTTCAGGAGAAATCCTTGTAGCAATGTACGGCTACGGTGCAATCGCAACCAAAATTGGTGCAGGCGCATTCGGCATCAACAAGACCTGATAGCAACCCATTAAGTCGCTGGCTGGGTAGTGCCCTTCTACCCAGCCAGTCTTTAGGAAGGATCACATGAGCGTAACAACTGTCGCAACTCTTAGAAGTGCCTTAGGCGTAGGCACACTTTATACAGATGCGGTTTTACAATCAGTCTGCGATGCAGCAGATGATGTTATGTTGCCCTTCCTATTTACAAACGAGACTTACAATGTTGCACACAGCAACACAACAACCGAGGGAACTCTATATTTTAATCAGCGAGTAACAGATATATTTTATGTCGGCGAAACCGTAGTAGTAACAAAAAATGGCACACCTTTTAACGGCACAAAGACAATCACAGCAGTCGATGTGCAATCTATTACTTATGCAGTAACAGGCAGCCCAACGGAGCAGGGCTACCATCCAGTAGTTCCTTTAGGCGTAGTCTCCGGCACAACTCAGACAGATTACACAACAATCGATGCGGTCAAGCAAGCGTCTCTACAAATCTGCGAGGCTATCTGGCAAGCCAGAAGCGCGCCAAGCGGTCAAGGCATGACAGTTGATGGCTTTGCTCCCAGCCCGTTCACAATGTCTGCCTCACTTTTAGCAAGAGTTCGCGGCTTGCTTGCCCCTTATTTATCACCGTATGCGCAGATCGGCTGACCATGACAGCAGCGATCTCCACACTTCGCGCCACAGTTGCAGCGGCTTTAGTCGATAACACACTCTGGTCGGTATTCTCATTCCCACCAGCTACGCCTATTGCCAACAGCGTAGTTATCTCACCTTCTGATCCTTATGTAACTCCGAATAACAATGGGCGCAATACAATCGCTCCGCTTGCTAACTTTAATATAAATATCTTTGTGCCACTCCTGGACAATGAAGGCAACCTAAATGGAATTGAGGAGATGCTAGTTGCTGTGTTTAACAAACTAGCAGCATCCTCTATCGTCTATAATGTGGGAGATACGAGCGCACCTAGCGTTCTATCTGCCGCAACAGGCGATCTCTTGACTTGCTCAATGCAAGTCTCAATACTAACGAGTTGGAGTTAACCATGAATGAATGGGAAAAAGAACAAGCAGAGTTCCTGATCAAGATTGGTCAGACTCCTGCAACACCAGCACCTAAACCGGCAACTAAGAAAGATGAGGAATAACCAAAATGGCAGTATTTCTAAATAATGGAGTTCAGGTTACTGTTAATTCGGTTGCCCTTACCGACCATGTTCAATCAGTAACGCTCAATCGTAACTTCGATGAACTTGAAGTAACAGCAATGGGCGATAGCGGACATAAGTTCGTCAAAGGCTTAGAAGCATCATCTGTAACTATTGACTTCCTAAACGACACAGCAGCAGCAAATGTTCTGGCAACACTTCAAGCTGCATGGGGAACTTCAGTAGCAGTAACTTTGAAGCAGACTTCAGCCGCTACTTCAGCGACAAACCCTCTTTATACAATGACATGCTTAGTAAACGGAACAACCGACATTAACGGTGCAACCGGCGATCTTGGCACACAGTCAGTAACTTGGAATGTCCAAGGTACAGTAGTAATCACCACTTCATAATAAATTAACTAAGGGGCAAACAATGGCAAAACTAAAGGTAACAAGGGCAGACGGAAGCGTTAACGAGTACCAGATCACTCCGGCGATCGAGTACGCCTTCGAGGCTTATGCCAAGAAGGGCTTTCACAAAGCCTTTAGGGATGACGAAAAGCAGACCGATGTATATTGGCTCTGCTGGGAAGCAATTAGGCGTTCGGGTGAAACCGTAAAACCCTTCGGAGAGTCTTTTCTGGAGACATTGACGCGAGTCGAGGTCTTAGATGATGACCCTTTGGAGTAACGCGAGAGTCCTTCACCTATCTTGTAGCGAGATTATCGCTTGAGACAGGACTCTCGCCCCAAACTTTAATTGAACTAGATCACACAATGTTCAGGACTTTACTTCAAGCCCTGAAGGATAGAGCAAAGGAGCAGAGCGATGCCAGTCGAGTTAAAAGGCGCTGACAAACTTCGCAAAGCCCTTAGGGAATTTGAGCCTGATCTAGCAAAAGCAACAACTAAACAAATGTCTGCTGCACTAAAGCCAATTACTAACAAGGCTCGCGGCTTCATGCCAGCAACAGGTTCAATGTTATCTGGCTGGACTTCTGCTAGTTTATCAACCGAGACAACTAACTATCGCCACTTTCCTAAGTACGATCAAGCAGAAGCCAAGCGCGGCGTTAAGTACTCGACTAGCCCATCAAAGCCTAACAAGCGTGGGTTCGTGTCTCTTGCTCGTATCTCCAACCTTTCTGCCGGTGGAGCAATTTACGAAACAGCAGGACGCAAGTCAGGCAAAGATGGACAACCTACTCAAGCATCCACTCGCGGTATTTACAGCGATTACATTGACACATCAAACAAAGTTAACAAGTCTTTAAACCCTAACGCTGGTAAGCAGTTTATTGCTCGCGCTAACTCCCTTGGAGATTTAGTAAACGCTCGTCCTCGCCAACAGGGTCAGGCTGGCAGAACAACTCGCAAAATGACTGGTCGCGTAATTTTTAGAGCCTTTGCAGAGGATCAAGGCAGAGTAACTGCTGCAATAGTTAAAGCCATTGGCAACTCTGCTATTGAGTTTAGAGCAAAGACAGGTGTTAAATAATGGCTGATCTAAAGATAGATATTGCTTCGGTATTCTCTGGCAAGAAAGCCTTCAAGGATGCTGCTAAATCAACAGTTAGCCTTAACAGCCAAGTCAAGAACCTTGCTAAGTCTTACCTAGGATTATTTACAGCACAGCAATTAGGGCGCAGGGGATTTGATGCAGCTAAAGCCTTTGCAGCAGATGACAAAGCAGCAAGGACTCTTAGTCGATCACTTGATAACTTAGGCTTAGCCTTTGCTGATCCAGCAGTTAAGACTTTTATTGGAGATTTAGAAAAGCAATTTGGTGTCCTCGATGATCAGTTGCGCCCAGCCTTTCAGAGATTATTAACCACAACAGGCGATGTTGCTAAAGCCCAGTCGTTGCTTCGCACTAGCCTTGATCTTGCAGCCGCAAGCGGTTCGGATGTTGTCTCTGTTGCCGGCGATATTTCAAAGGGTTATGTAGGGCAGACTCGCGCACTTGCTAAGTACGGCATTGGATTAACTCAGGCACAACTCAAAGCCATGTCCTTTGAGGAAGTACAGACACGCATTAACGATCTATTCGGTGGACAGGCTCAACTCTCAGCCGACAGTTATGCCGGTGCGCTTCAGCGCCTAGCGGTTGCATCTAATAACGCCAAAGAAGTTATAGGCGGCGGATTGCTTGATGCACTTGCAGCCCTTGGCGGCGGCGGAGAAGGTGGTCTAAAAAATACTTTAATGCTTATTGAAAAGACTTCGACAGCCCTTGCAACTTTTATTCGCCGCATGGGCGTAGGTTTAGGGCAGGGCGCGGCTTTGCTTCGTGGAGACTTTAAGGGCTTCATGGCTATTGGTAATGCCGAGTCAAACCGAGGCAAAGACACTTCGGGATTAACTCCCTCAATCAAAGCAGAACTAGCAAAAGCAGCAGCAGATAAGGCAGCAGCAAAGCGCGCTAAAGAACAAGCGGTGCTAACAAAAAAGCAGACTGCTGCAATTAAAGAACAGACTGGATTGCAAAAGGCTGGCACTTTATTTGACATTCAACAAGCAGGAATTATCGCTGCGCTTAAGGGAAAGATTACCGATGAGGAACGCAAACGCCTAGAACTGCAACTAGCAATTCTTACCGGCAATACTTCTGAGGCTTCTAAACTCGCTGGAGAACTTGCCAAGGCTCAAGGACTATCCACACAACTAGCTGCTTATCTTGCAGACTTGCCAGATGCTAAAAACCCTTTTACAGCATGGAAAAATTACTTAGACATGATCGAGGCACAGGCTCGCCGCATAGCTGGCATGACTCCAGTTGCTCCAACCTCAATCGCTGGCAACAACACTTCAGGAACTTTTAGCCCAGCAGTCCAAGAGATGATAACCAGCGGCAAGACTGTTTCTGCTAGAGCAGACGCAGCAGGCAATGTAAATGTCTATGTCGCTGGATCAGTAGTATCAGAAGCCGACCTAGTTGAGGCAGTTCGTACAGGCTTGCTATCTAATTCTCTATCAGGTTCTCCATCGGCTATTGGCAGACTTAAAGGCTCGTTCGCAGGATGACATTACCTGCCCAGATCAGCGTATCTTTTGACTTCTCTAGCGGTGCAACCTTTGGTTACCCATTCACTATTGGAGATGCTAAATACGGCGTTCTAGGCACGGGCACACTTGCTTCATCGACTACGCCAGAACCAACAGTTGACTTAACTCCAGATGTTCGCCAGATAAGGATCACACGCGGTCGCAATATCATGCGCGACACTTACGAGGCTGGCACTTGCACAGTTCGAGTCCTCGATCCTTTGTCCTACTTCAACCCACAAAACACGTCATCGCCTTACTTTGGCTTACTCAGCCCACTACGCAAGCTGCGTGTGTCTGCAACGGTTGGCGGCGTTGGCTATTTCCTATTCTCTGGCTATACAACTGAGTACCTTTATACCTATCCACAAAATCAAGAGACTGGCTATGTAGATATTATTTGCTCAGATGCTTTTAGGCTTATGCAGCAAGCAACAGTTACAACAGTTGCTAGCGCAACAGCAGGGCAAGATACCGGCACACGCATAGGCAAGATTCTTGATCAAGTCTCATTTCCTACCTCAATGCGCACAATCGACACAGGCAATACAACCTGCATAGCCGATCCATCAACGGCCAGAACTTCCCTTGATGCAGTCAAGAACGCAGAGTTCTCAGAGCAGGGTGCGTTCTTCTTTAACCAAGAAGGCACAGCTATATTCCTAAACCGTACTAATGTAATTAAGAAGTATGGCGATACTCCCATCGAGTTTGATCAGACAACAGGCATCCCTTATACAAACCTAGTCTTTGCATTCGATGACAAGTTGATCATCAACTCTGCCGGTATGACTCGCGTAGGTGGCACTCAACAAGTCTCAGAAAATGCAACCTCAATCGCCAAGTACTTCCCTCACCAATCAAACCAAGAAAACCTAGTAGCCCAGACGGATACAGACACTCTAAACATAGCCAAAATCTATGTCGCGACTAGACAAGAAACAACGATCCGAATTGACCAGATGAGTGTTGACTTGCTCGATCCAGATGTACCGACTGCAACAATGCTCGATCTAGATTACTTCTCTAATCTAAAGATTACTAATGTTCAACCCGATGGATCAACTATCGTCAAAACTTTACAGGCTCAGGGCTTTGCATGGAATATAACGCCAAACGCCATGCAGGTCACTGTTACGACTCTTGAACCAATAGTCGAAGGGTTCATAATTGGATCGTCTGTATCAGGTATAATCGGCACTAATATAATGGCGTACTAGGAGACAAAATGGCAACAGGCTTTCCAGCAAGCACAGGCGATGTCCTAAGCGCGGCTATGTTCAATGGGCTAGTGGCGTTTACGCTCAACGCTCAAACAGGCACAACTTACACGACAGTCCTAAACGACTCTTATCAGACTTTAATTACTCAGAGCAATGCGTCAGCGAATGCGATCAAGATACCTACTAACGCTTCCGTGGCTCACCCTATCGGCACAGTAATAACTGTCCTAAATATCGGGGCTGGTCTCTGCACAATCTCAGCAGTTACCTCTGGCACTACAACCATCCTTTCAGCAGGTGCAACAGCAGCCGCGCCAACGATTGCCCAGTACAAATCGGCAGCCTGTATTAAAACTGGCACAGATGCTTGGTATGTCGTGGGGGCTATTGCCTAATGCTTAATAATATCGCCGCTCTAGTTGGCGCACCTTCCGCCGCTGTTGGCGATTACGAGTCTATATCTACCGTAACCGTAGGCGGTGGTGGTACTTCAACTATTACCTTTAGTTCAATAGCGGCAACCTATAAACACCTTCAAATTAGATATATCGCTAGAACTAATCGAGCAAGTTTTCCTGATTACTTAAATATGCGTTTTAACTCAGACTCAGCAACAAACTATTCAGCGCACCTTCTTTCAGGCAATGGCTCAGCCGCTTCTGCTTCGGCTTACTCAACTGAAGCGCAAATCTATTTAGATGGCGGCGCAACAGGCGCGGCTCAAACTTCAGGAGTTTTCGCAGTAGGTGTGTTGGATATTCTTGATTATGCAAGTACTGATAAAGCAAAAACTAGCCGCCACCTTCTTGGATATGATAACAATGGTTCAGGTGCAATTTATCTTTCATCTGGTCGCTGGGGCAAAACTCCACTTGAAGCAATATCTACAATTACTTTAACTTCAGGTTCTGGCTCAACTATTCAGCAATACTCATCCTTCGCTCTGTATGGGATTAAATAATGGCTAAAACTTATGAACCAATAGCGACTACAACGCTTAGCAGCGCGGCTGCCGATGTAACCTTTACAAGTATTAGCGCAACTTACACAGACTTAATCCTAGTTACTCAGCACACCTGCGCGACTGGTTCAAATAACCAGTTAGTTATTCGACCAAACTCAGACTCGTCCGCAATTTATTCTAGAACTTTTATTACTGGTGATGGTAGCAGCGCCTCATCTGCTCGTTACACAGGCGAGCAGGGCATCTTTCCAAGTTATGTTGGAAACAATACAGATTTAACAAATGTGGTAACTCAGTTTATGAATTACTCAAATACTACAACTTACAAAACAATTCTGACCAGAACTAACGCTGCCAATATTCCTAGAGCGCAGGTCACTTTATGGCGTTCTACTGCCGCAATTTCTTCTATTTATATGTACCCTTATTCTGGAACTTTCGCGACAAATTCTATCTTCACGTTATACGGAATTAAGGCGGCATAATGGCTAACACTTATGTAAAGATAGCGGAATATATTTGTGCATCTAATCAAGCAAGCATAGTTTTTAATTCTATCCCTAGCACTTATACGGATTTAATGCTTTTAATGTCTGCAAAAGATACAGGCTCAGGAATTGTGTACGCAATAAAAGCCGCTTACAATTCTCCTGGTACAACTTCATCTAAAATAGTTTATGGCGCTGGTACTGGTTCACCAGCATCTGCAAATCAAACTTGGATTAGAGCAGGTGGTACGGTAGGAACTTTCACCAACGCTAATAATACTTTTGCCAGCAATAGTTTTTATATTCCAAATTATGCTGGGTCAACCGCTAAATCTGGTTCATCTGATGAAGTTACCGAAGCAAATCAAGCAGATTCATATCAAGTTATTTCTGCGACTTTAGACACAAAAACTTCAGCGATTTCTTCAATTACTTTAACTAGTGAAAGCGGCGGTTCATTCGTTACTTATTCAACTTTTTACCTCTACGGCATATCTAAGACATAGGAGAATAAAATGGCAGACACAAAAATAATCGTAAATTGCGAGACAGGCGAAGTCTCTGAAGTTGAACTAACAGCCGAGGAAGTAGCACAGCGCACTAAAGATGCAGCAGCCTACGAAAAGGCTAAGGCAGATGAAGAACAGGCGGCAGCCGAGAAGGCAGATGCTAAGGCTGCTATTGCAGAACGCCTAGGGCTTACAGATGCAGAATTGGCTATCTTGCTTGCATGAAGCCAACACTATGCGCAGCCGGTAATCAACTGAGAGAGCAATTCGATGACACCTATCCAGATCGCGATCGTACTTCCGATGGCTGGATTGCGGATGCAAGGCATATGTCAGCAGGTACTAGCGACCACATTCCTTCTCCAGAGTCAGGGATTGTTCACGCAATCGATGTCGATCGAGATGTCTCTGGTGCAGCGAAGCCCGATCTCATGCCCAACATTGCTGATCAACTTCGAGTCCTTGCCAAAACGGACAAGCGCATCAAGTACATTATTTTTGAAGGCAGGATCGCAAGCGCCAAAAGCGTATGGCGTTGGAGAACTTATACAGGGGCTAACAAGCACACTCATCATTGCCACATATCTTTCACTAGCAAAGGCGATCAAGACGGTTCGTTCTTTAATATCCCACTACTAGGAGCAACTAAATGAATATGAAGCACCCAGCAATAATCTCTATTGGCGCGTTCTTGGCAGTATGGGGAACTACATCTAACTTCTCGTTGGACTATCGCGCAATCCTTGGCTCGATCGTTGCCGGTATCTTTGGCTATGCCACGCCTAGAAAATGAGTCCTCAAGATTATGCTGCTCTTGTAGTAGCGATCGCAACGGTTCTGGGTGGCATTACTGCGATGCTTCAGTTCATGATCAAACACTATTTAGCGGAGTTGAAGCCCAATAGCGGATCGTCCATGAAGGATGCAGTAGATCGCTTAGAGACACGCGTTGACAAAATCTATGAAATCCTTTGCGATAAGTCACAATAAGACTATGGCTCGCAAGAAGGTTATCGACTTAGAGGCTTACTCTATGTTGGATCAATACTGCATTGGGCTTAATGAGTACTACAAGTCGCTGCGCAGGGCTGGCTTCGATGTTGAGACTGCGCTTTGCATCTTGCTTGAACCAGCTACTTACCCAGCAACTATCCTTCCTGCACCCAACTGGCTTCCACAACTTCCAGACCGCATCCCCTATGACGATGACGATGAGGATTAGCAATGAAACGAACTGTAATCGTTCCCGATCTACAAGTTCCCTATCATGACGAAGTAGCAGTAAAGAATGTTGCAACTTTTATTAAGGCTTACCGCCCCGATAGCGTCATTACTTTGGGAGATGAAATCGATCTCCCACAGATCAGCCGATGGACAGAAGGAATGCCAGGATGGTTTGAGCAGACCCTTGGAGATGATCGAGATCAAGCAGTAGAAGTCTTATGGTCTTTGGTCGAGCATTCTAAAGAAGCTCACATGATCAGAAGCAATCACACAGATCGTCTTTACAATGTCATCATGAAAAAGATACCGGCATTCCTAGCCCTACCAGAGTTACGCTTTGAGAAGTTCCTTAAACTAGATGAACTAGGAATTACCTACCATAAGAAGCCGTATGCCTTCCAGAAAGGCTGGGTAGCAGTTCATGGAGACGAGCAGGGCATCAACCCTAATGCAGGTCTCACAGCCCTTGGAGCGGCTCGTAGGCATGGTTTTAGCGTTATCTGTGGTCATACTCACAGAGCAGGTATGTCGGCCTTTACAGAGGCTTCAGGCGGTCGTGTAGGGCGTATCTTGCGTGGCGTTGAAGGTGGGCATCTTATGGATGTTCGCAAGGCTGGGTATACCAAAGGAACGATGAACTGGCAGCAAGCGTTCGTCATAGTCGAGGACACGCAAGTAACCCTGATCAATCTAGAAAAGGACGGCACATTCGTAGTGAATGGGCGCAGGTATGGACGATCTCGATAACGACATAACTTGGTCAATCGATGACGCGATGGACGAGGGAGAATTGTTACCGTTTCGTTATATTAGATACCGCAGTTTTGTCTGATATTTATGCAACACTTATGCCAAGAAGCTGCGAAGGGCGCAGCAGAAGGGCAGTAAATGTCAATACTACAAATCATCATTCTCGGCAGTTGGTTCTTGTTATTCTTTATGGGGTACAAAATAGGACACCGAGACGGCTACATTGTTGGCCGCAAAGCAGTACGCAAGTTCTACGAGCAGCGCGATCAGGTCAGAGCATGAAGCATGGTGAAATCCTACAAAGTGCAACAGATTTATATCAGGAGCGCGGATTACATTATGGTCATCCAAGCGACAACATGGCTAGAGCAGCAAGACTTATCAGCGCCTATCTGGAAATGCCGGTTGAGGATTATCAAGTTGCAGTCATCCTCTCACTTGTCAAAATTGCCAGAAGCATTGAGGACAGCCAAAAGATCGACACTTGGATCGACTCAGCTTCTTACCTTGCCATTGCCGGTCAATTAGCAACCGAGGAGAGTGAACTTTATGTTTAACTTAGAGGACTACGAGACAGTTGAGGAACGCCTAGTAAAGTTTTGGAAGGATCACCCAGATGGCCGAATTGATACTACTTTGGTTGAGTCAACGCTTCAGCGATTTATTGTTAAGGCTTCTGTGTTTAGAACTGAAGTGGATGCACAGGCTTGGACAACTGGCTATGCAGAGGAAACCGTCAGTACGCGAGGAGTTAATTCTACTTCGGCGCTTGAGAATTGCGAAACAAGTGCGATCGGTCGTGCATTGGCAAACGCAGGTTATGTTACGAAAGGCAAACGCCCTAGCCGCGAGGAAATGTCTAAGGTAAAGGCTAACGAGCCGAAGCCGTTACAAAACCGCTTAGAGGAAAAGATCATAACGGCAGTAGAGGATGATCCTTGGACTGTCAAAGCGGTACAGGTAGCGCAGACGGCTGCTAGTGCAGTCGAACTTGTGCAAGAGGTACTAGGTGCAACCAAGATCGACAAAGACATTCCTAATTGCGCTCATGGTGCAAGAGAGTGGCGCACCGGCAATAAGAATGGCAAGCCTTGGGCGAATATGAGCTGCTCCGCTAAACCGATGAATGGTGAACGCTGGTCAGAAGTTAACAAGTGCGATCCGATTTGGTATGTAATTAACAGCCAAGGTGCATGGATTCCACAAGAGGCTCGATCATGAGTGGCTTACAGTTTATGAACCAAGACGGTGAATGGGAGTCATTCCCAAGCGATGACGAGTTATACGAAAAGAAACGCCAACGCGATGAAGTGCTAGATGCGATGCAAGTTAGGATACTGTGCCACTTATGCAACGAGCCAGTTCCAAAAGAGCAACTAGCGTTTTGGGTTGAAGGTCAGGCACTTACATGGTCATGTACAAAATGCTCGGCAATAAGTGAGTCAAAGCCGCAAGCATAGGGGCTTTCGCACCGAGCGAGTAGTTGCAGAGTATCTACGGCGCTGGTGGGAAAGTGCTGTGGTGGGTCGAGGTTCTGGGCGTGACATTCTCAATGTTCCGTTCGACTGCGAGGTCAAGGCGCGCACAGGACTCGATGTCTCGGGCACACTCCGCCAGATCGAAACTAGGACAGCCAAGAGCGGCTTATTGGGGTTCGCTTGCTTTAGGCTAAATGGGCAAGGTGAGTCTGCGCCAGATTATGTGGCAATGCTTCGTCTTGGCGATCTGGTGCAGCTGCTGATTGATGCAGGTTATGAGAAGCGCAAGGACATAATTGAGGATAAGGATATCAAGCGATGCAAAGAATGTGGAGAGTGGACAATAAATGACCCCTGCAACTGGTGCGAAGATCAATGAGTTACCGGACTGGATGCACACATGTCCTTGTGGTTACTCGCTTAAATCTGCTTATGGCTTCCTCGGTCAAAAGGAAATTAGCCGCATGATGCTCAATCACATTGAGACAATGCATGGGAAACTTACCTAGTGCCAATCTATGAGTTTGAATGCACGAATGATCGATGCGAAGCCAATCTTCGATACGAGAAGGAGTTAAAAATAAATGAACCTCACGATGTTGAATGCGGTTTCTGTCATGAACCGATGCGCAAGATATACAGCTCTTTTGGTATCTCGTTTAAGGGAACTGGTTTCTATTCTACTGATAAGTAAAATGACACACCGTTCTGAGCAGGACTTATGTTAATGGATTTGACTGGTGCGGTACACTCATCTGCTAGAAGCCATCAAGGCTTCAGAGCGCGCCTGAAAGGCGTAGCGCGCGCGGTAGCAGTCGTTATTGGGCTATCTCTATCTATGGCAATTATGCCTAGATTAGAGGCTTCAACAGTGCCAATTAAAGTATTGGCTAATTACCAGTTATCAGATCACTTATATAAATGTCATAACGAGATCATCTATCGTGAGTCAAGATGGAACATCAATGCAATTAACGGCAGTCATTATGGTTATTACCAGTTAAAGGTAAAGGCTATACAAGGCTCACCTTATGACTATCAGTTCTATATGTATTGGTATTATGTGGCACATAGGTATGGTTTTGATAAGGCTAACCCAGAGTTACCGGACTACTGTGCAGCTCTTAAACACTTAAAGACTAGAGGTTGGCAGTAATGGCAAAGCGTGGTGATCCTCGATTAAGTAGAGATTACAAAGCATTCAGGTTAAAGGTATTAGCAAGAGATCAATGGTCATGCCACTATTGCCAGCAGCCAGCAACAACAGTTGATCACATCATCCCCATCAGTAAAGCACCTGACTTAGTGATCAATTATGAGAACGCAGTTGCTTGTTGCCAGTCATGCAACAGCAAGAAGGGCAGTCGTAATC